AAGAGCTTAGCTTTATTACTTCCTACTTCTAAGTTATCAAATAGATAAGCTACATAGTTAGCTTGGGAAGACGTTGGCTTAATAGCCGACGGCTGCTCTCCCTCTTCTAGTTGTAGCATTACATGCTTGAGGTCCTTCACTTAGTAACACCCAGGCTTCATAACCCAAGGAGCAATAGATGCTGACTCATTATAAGCAGGAATTTCTATCACAGTTCCAGGAGGAAGCTCTTGGGAGGTGTACTCTCCTGTCCTACGAATCCGATCTACAATCAACTGAGAGTAGCCGCAGATATCAACCCATGAATCGTCGTAGTCTGGATCGCCTGACAGGATACGACCAATCTTATGGACAATCATTTCCAAAGCTTCCTTAGCATCAGGCTCCAGGGAATCCCAATTCGCTCCACTGGTTAGTGCTTGCTTGAGTCGCTGAGTGACAAGGGCATGGGCGTCGAAGCGCCCATACCTAGAGCCACGTTCAGCCAAGATAGACTGAATGTCAGACATTATTCATTCCAGCTCGTAGCAGCATCAACCTCTGACAAATCACCCACAGCAGCTAGAGCTTCGTCATCGAAGTTCAAAGCCGTGCCGGTGCTGCGCTTGTGGAACTTGCTTGCGTAGTCGAGGACAATCGCCTCAATCGCATCCGCCTTCTTAGCTGCCTTGACACTAGCAGCAATGGGAAGCGCATCACTTTCAGCAAGAAGCTTGACAAAGGCAATGGACGTGTTGAACGCCGCCTGCTTTGAGATGACATCTTGCCGACTGTCGTAGCTGTTGCCAACAGCACGAGCCGGTGCTGCGGAAGAAGCGGCGCTAGCTGCCGACGCTCCCTCTGGAGCCTTCCCCTCAAACATAGAATTCTTACGAAGGTTCTTAAAGTTGCCGTTCATATCGAATTCGTAATTGTAAAACTTCCCTTGCTCAATACCCTTCGGTGGGTAGAGGCCAGCACCAACCTTGTCTCCGTTTGAGAAGATTAGGTCTGTCATTTGCTTACCAGTTGAAGTTGTCTTCACCACAATTTGTTGTAGAAAACCATTAGCCAATTTGTGTATCTCCTGTGTCGTAAATTATCTCTTTTTTCTTGTTACGTTCCACTGTGTACCTCTCCCGTCCCGATTGCCAGCATTCAAATATCTCCTCACAATCGGAGACGCCCCACGCCTTACCAACCTTCAAGCCTACACCAAGCGGCAGCTCTTCCCATAATGTATACCTGTACACATCCTTGAAGAACTTGTATACATCCGTAGTCATAGCTTCCTTGCTAAGCTGCTTGGCAATATCAACATAGTCAACATGCACACGTGAAGCAATGGAGTCGTGGACAGTGTTGAATATCTCGATTGGCATTCCCTTAGTCTTGTGCCAGAAGTGGACAAGGGCTACAGGAATAATCTCTGCTGTTGCTAGTCCCTGGATGGGAGCATTGACAATTTGGTTTGTATATTCAATCCATCCACTGCGTGTCACCTTACAGGTAGGCCAATAGTATCTGAACCCATAAGGGGTCTCTAGGTATTTCTTATCAGCAACCGTGATAGTCCAATTCTCTTGCGCCTTACGAATACCACTATATTTCTTAGCAAAGTCGATGGCGTATGCCTGCTCTGCTGGGTTGTCTCCACGTCCCCAGAAAAGCGGAGTGAATGTGCTAGCCTTAGCAGTTTGTCGGTCTATTCGTTCTTCAAAAGCATTCTCCTCATTGAACTCGTTAATAACATCTCGTGTATATCCGTGGATGTCAGCACCACTAACAATGTCGTCACGTCCTTGTGTGTCATGACCAAGCAATACAGCTACACGGAATTCCATGCCCGCTCCGTCAGCCTCTAGCACCACGTAGTCTGGGTCGTGTGCAACGAACAGCTTCTTGTATTCACGTGGCAAGTTTTGCGCTTGCACTTTCATAGACTTCTTATTGCCAGCAAATGTATAGTCAATACCTGCTGACGCTAGCCTGTGTGTCTGTGTACGTCCATGAATGATTAGAGAGTGGTAGGTTCCTTTAAGCTCTTTGTCCAGCACCACTTGCTTGAAGAACGACATGCTCTTGGATAGCAACGTATCAGCCTTGTTGTATTCTTTGTACAGGGCTAGGAATCTTTCTTGCTTCTCGTTGTTAGGCTTTAGTTGGAAGAGGATGTCTTGGCTTGTTGGTAAACTTCCACCCGGCGTCTTGATGACATTTCCCTTCCGATCTTTAAGTGGAGCAAAGCCAAGCTCTTTGTAGAGAAACGCCCCAAGTTGTTTAGGAGAACCAAGATTAATGCCTCCGGTGATTGTGTCCAGCTCTTCACCAAGCTCCTCAATAATTGCTTGTAGCCGTGCCTCTTCCTCAATGACAGCTTCCTTATCAAGCTGCTGCCCTGCCAAGTGAATGTCGGCTAAGACAGGGATTGTTAGATTGCGTGAGAGGATGATGTGCCACAGGTCGAGGTTAGCAATCTGCGATTGCTGGGCTAGGAAAACCTTGTGACAAAGCTCAACGTCCATCTGGCAATACTCTAGCAGCCAGCTCTCAGGAATCTCCGAAGGGCAAGTGCCTAGGTCAATAAGCTTGGAGACTAAAGAACCCTTACGTCCAAGCTTGTATTTGTCAGCACACTCTTCAAGACCCAGCTGTACCATACGATTGCCTGCAATCACCCATTCACCAACCAACGTACAATAGCACAGAACAGAGCGTAAGTCAAGCCCACAACGTGAAAGCCACGCCAATTCAAATTGTGCGTTATGTGCGATTAAGAAATCAGCAGCGGCAATGTCGTCTAGTAGTTCTTGGTAGTCGTATTCATCTCCGAATATATGCTTGTCTGTGATGATGCCATCCTTAACAACCCTCCAACAGGCCAATACCAAATGATTTTTTGGGTTACTGGCAGAGCCGAATTGTAGGTTGGTAGTCTCGAAGTCTAGCACTACGTAGTTATCTTGCCGTAGGTAGGCGTCTATGCCGGCTTCAGACACAAACCAGGGAAGCTTATTGTTTACATCAATCGTAGTCCTCCTCATCCATATATGATCCTGAATATACTAAAGCATCATAAGCTGTTCGATTACGCCAGCTCTTGGCTTGCACTTCGTGCCACTGTGCAACTTGATCGCAAGCATCATCAAAACTCATGCCGTGGTCTGGATTCATCCCATAGCATCCTCCGTCGTTATCCCACTCACGACAGTAATGCGGAGTAATAGTACAACCTTCACGATTGTAAACTACATCATACCTTTGGTCATCCATTAGCTTTCCCTATAGTGCTTCTTAATGTCTGCTTCCATCTCTTCTTCGTAGTCGAAGGGCCCAATGGCGTGTCCATCAGGGCTGTAGTAAAACCACCCTCCATTCTGCGGAGGACCAATGCGTGTAAGCTTAGACACTCTGATTCGACTGTCCATTACAGTTCCTCACGTGGTGGGTAATAGCCATGGTATTGTGTATCCTCAGGAACGAGGTAGTTAAGTAGTAGCTCCATGTTCTTGCGGATAGAGGATGCATCTTTATTAGATAGGTAATAAGCCACTCTTTGCCAATTGATGAACATCTTCTTCTCTAATTCAACTCTTAAATATCTTGGATCACTAGCATCGCTGACATGAAACCTATATCCCTCTGGTAGCTTTGGTGCTGTTAACTTTTCCATCACTTCGCCTTTCATTTCTCTTTCTCTTTTAGCTTTGTGCAGTCGTAGCATAGTAGGTCGTGGAAACGAAACCTCGTTGGACGCCCACAGCGCCAGCAGGTATTAGCCATCAGCTAGAAACCCAATAGCTATAAGCCTACTCTTTAGTTCTTCTGTTAAGACAGCCATTGCTACATACCCACCAGGAGTAAAGCTACCTTCCCAATCATCACCTGCAAGGAGGTAGGAGTAGTCATCAAATAGCTGGTTGTTAGTCAGATCTTTCACTCGCTCCTTCAAGCCCTCGCCTAGGCGATGCTTGTTCTTAGCTTGTATAGCTGCTGCCTTTCCTCGGTCTTGTAGAAGATCATCATAGCGTAAATGCTCAACCATACTTCTCCTCAAACTCATCGAATTCAATATCATAACCAAGAGCATCTGCTGAGCCTTGTATTAGCTCATCGTATTGCTCATGCTCGTCCTTCTCATTCTCTTCGATGATTCGTTGAGCCCTGTTGTACATGCCTTCTGAGATGCCATGATTGCCTCCGGCACGTACGAGCGAAGCGACGTACCAAGGGTCTGCTGATACAATCTCTTCAATTGACATGCCGCTGTAAGGACCGCTGGTTAGAATCTTATTGTTCGACATTACTTAAGTTCCTTTTGTTTATCTAGAATAGCTTGCATCTGATCAATCTGGCTACGTTGTAGTTCAATCATGTCTATAGCTGCACTTATAGCGTTGCGCTGTTCTCTAGTAAGATAGCTAGCTTCTGTGTCTAGAGTGCGCATCTCTTTCAGCTTCTCAATAAGCTTGCTCATACCTTTCCTCGTGCTTGTGCTATTTCATATACAATCGTCGCAGCCAGCATGGCTGCTCCTAGTATTACACTAACTAACATTAGTCTAAATGATTTAAGTCTATCCAATACATGTTCTCCCTTCGTTGCTCTTCGGATTGATACTTCTAATCCTTGATCAACTCTAGCTTCTACTTGCTTACATCCAGACAGATAAAACTTGTCTGAATATAATCAAAGAAGCTTCACATAGAGCAATTATATCAGCTCTTTCTTTTGCTGTCAAGCCTTTATACCACACCAATTCAGCCAAGGCTCAGAAAATAATGGCTAGTCTGAATGGCTGCTGTCTCGATTATTAACGTAGACGGAACAGACTTAGTGGACGATTACGATTGTACATTCTTTTTCTCCTTTGCTTTTGCATATTCTTCATCACATAGAACACGCATCCAACCTAAGTCATCACGTAGTTCACCAGGCTCACCCGTCACTTCGCAAGTACGATAGGACCAATCCTCTGCTGCTTGGATAGCATCGTGAATTGCATCGCTCCCTACTCCAATGTAGAAACGTAGTCCTCCAAACTTTTCCTTAATCTGATGGAGCTTACTATCCCATCCAAGATCGAACAGCTCAGCGATAAGTTCTTGCACTATCATATTCCAGCCAGCACCAACCTCGTGATGAACTTCCTCTAGCGTAGCTGGCCTACCACTAAAGGCCCATGTAATTTGATTAGTCATTAGTATCCTTCCTTTTATATTCCTGCACGATAGTGTGTCCTGCTAGGACGTTAGCACTAACCTTCTTATATGATGGATGCTTAGGATCTAGTGGGTTCCAGTAGTGAGTAGACCAGACGCTGTAGTCTTCCAACCAGAACTCAATAAACATAACCTCTGGAGCTGGGTAGATCATGGCTTAGTATCCTTGGCTGCTTACAAACTTGCTGATGCGGGGGTTGAAACGTACTGGGAATGAATCGTGTACTCCACCAATTTTGTTTTTACTAAGGGACAGGGTGCGGATTCCTTGGGCAACCTGTTGATCTGTCCCACCGATGCCGAGCAGGACATCACAGGCTCCGGGAATACCTGTGTTGCTGGAATCAACATCTCCCATATCAAGGACAGCCTTTCCTTGCGCGCTGTCGCCTGCTTGGGTGACAGTGATGGCAATAGCGTCGTAACGCTTGGCGATGTTTCGCATTGCATTTGCAGCTTCCTCTAGTTGATTAGTACGTGTGTCACTCTTGACAGCCAAGTGACGTAGCTGGTCTACGATAAACCACTTAGCCTTATAACGCTCAACAAATGCTTCAATCTGTCGTGGTGTACCTGGACTCATGGATACGAAGATGATGTTGTGATAACCCATCTGCTCCGCAATATCCTTAGCTGCTTGTGGATTGGCTCGGATTTCCACAGCACTCATCCCTGTAGCGCACGATAGTGCCCTTAAGCGAAGACGTGTAATACGCTCCTCGTTATTGAATACAATACCAACAGCTCCCTGTCTAGCAAAGCCATTAGCCATTGTAAGGATTAATCCTGTCTTGCCCATCTCTGGACGTGCAATTAATGTGAGATGGTCGGAGCCTTGCATACCTCCATCAAGACGTTCGTTAATAGCAAGGGGGTATACCTGTAGCTTGGAAGCAGGGTCTGTCTCATGCTCAATCAAATCATCAAGAGACGACGCATCATAAACCTCAACGCCTTTCTCTAGAAGCTCATCGAGGTCAGTGAAGTCCATAATCTCATTATACTTCTTGAGCAATGCGTCATGTTCTTTGCCATTCACAATAGCAATGGCTAGCTCATTTCCCATCTCCTGCTTCTTGGCTTGTAGCACAACCTCTTTAACATTGGCAGCAGAGATGTCTG